CCTTCTTGGCCTGGACTTCTTTCATGCGCTCGGCTTCAGCCGCTTTGGAGTGTTCCTCCTGCTGCTTCTGCCAGACGTCATCATGGAGTCTGATAGCCTTTTCGTAGGCTGTTTTCAGGTCGGTCGCCATGCCACTCTGTAGGAGGTTGGCCATCGTGTCCCTGACGGCTTCAAAGTGCGGAGCCGTTGCTGCAAATTCCTGTATTTCATTATTCAGCTTGGCATGTTCCTGCTGTTGCTGAATGGTCTGTAGTTGGCTGAACTGGTTTTTTATCTGGCTCAGCTCTTGCGCCAGCATCCCGAACTGCGGGTTGTACTGCTGGCCAGTAAGGCTTTCCAGATTGATCCCGTAATCCGTCGCCAGTCGAGAGAACATCTGTAACTTCTCGTCTGGATTTCCGAGAGCCAAGGTCCGATGCGCGTTACCAAGGTTATTTATCCATTGCGACGGATTGATGTTGTGCTGCTGAAGCTCCGGAAGGAAAGGAGCCACAGCCTCGTATATCGGCGAGACAGAGTCCCATTGGTTCTTGTAGGTAGAAACACCCTTGGCGTACTGGCCCTCACGATCTAGGATGTATTCCCGGATATTCCCAGGCAGCGTTTCCCAGTCGTTCTCGTATTCCTTCTTCCAACTCGTCGGTCGAGGAATGACCCGTCTAGGCTCTTCAATGGCCTGATCAACGACAACCTTTTCCTCGGCCTTGATTTCCTCTTGGATTTCTTTTTCCTGGGCCTTGAACCGTCCTTGCTCGTCCCGGGTTCGTTCCGAAGCTTCGGACTCGGTTTCATTACCAAGGCTTTGATATTCTTCGACTGCTGCAGCAAGAGTGTCGCGTAGAGTGGTCTCGCTCATCTCAACTCCATAGAAAAGCACCAAAAGGTGCCTTGTTGGTTAGTGGTTAGGTATTAAGTCGCTAGCCAGCTGGTCGCCGAAAAACACCTGAATTGGTGCGTCGTCTGCGCGGTCTGGCTGTAAGCGGCATTCGTAGCGACAGCGTTGATGGCGGCCCCAGAAGGCGGATAAACCAGTAGGGCATTCGTGGCAGCGGAGGAATAGATGGTCACGGCGTCGCCAGGCGACCCTGCGGGAAGAATAACGCCGTTCGCTCCGGTGGCTCCGGTCACGGTCACAATGGATGTTCCTATCCTAGCGGCGGTTCCCTGGTTGGCTCCAGCTGCTGCAAGTGTGGATGGAACTCCGCCCATAGTAGATGCGATTACAGGTGCTATGTGAGCACCGACAAGTTCGACTGCTAAAGTCATGATTTTCCCTTTCAATAACGCAATTTTGAATAGACCTGACGGGCAATTTGTTCCTTGAGCCGGTCAGGTCGGTCGGCTTGCGGAGTGATCTTTTCGTTTCCAATTTCGATGACGTTATGGCGATTAAGGTGTTCCCGGTGGGCTTTCCTACCTTCGATCATCTCTCCTGTCACCTGGGAACGGTAAGGCGCGAAGTCGCCCATTATGGCTGGCGATTTGGCCTGATAGCTATCTACGATAGGCTCAAGCACCCATTTACCGTCCATTTTGATCTGTCTGTATCGCATATTTAGTTAATCAGTCCAGCGCCAATCTGTGCAACGGTGATTCGAGTTGTGGCTTCAAGTTCAGATTTCCAGCGGTCGAAATCTTGTTGTTGTATAGCCATTTGCTGCTGCATCTGAATGTCCATCTGCTTCAGGGCCGCGTCGTGCTGGAGCTTCATCTCTTCCTTCTGCGCGTCGATCTGCATCTGCTGCTGCTTGATCTGGGTATCGGCCTGGATACGTGATTGCTCGATCTGAATTTCTGCTTGAGCCTTAAACTGCTCGATCTGTTGCTCGTGCTGAATCTGGGCCTGCTGCTGTTGTTGTGCGGATTGCGCCTTTACCATCTCCGGATTCGGAGGTTGTTGCTGGGGCTGTGATTTCAACTGTTCAGCCGCTTCGTCGATCACGCCTTCCATTGTCTTACCGACCTTGAAGCCGGCCACGCCGAACTTAAGCAGTTCAATCGCTATTGGCACGATCTGCGGAGCCTGTGACGCGCCCTGGACGATCTTCTCGATAAACGCGGATGTCGCACTTAGAAAATCCATCCGGTCCTGCTTTTCCTGCTGTTCGTCGGCAAAGACCAAGGTGTCAGCCGCTACATCCACACGGAAATTCCTGGACGCATCGTTGCGCAGTAGCTGCATCGCCATCGGCAGCATTTGCTGGTCTGCAGGAGATAGTTGATCGGCCCCGGACATCTTGAGGATGGTCATGTCGTCAAAGTGCTTGCAGATGATCTGAGCCTTCAAGCGTAGCAGACTCGTTGCGTACTGACTAACCTCGTCCTGATAGACCTTGAGCCTGAGTGTCGCGTAGCTGTTCTTAATGTTCTGAGCGGTAGCCGTCTCGCTTGCCTGCGTCTCGCCTCGAAGAATGTCGCTGATGCCGGTGATCTCGTAAATCTGGCTCTTGATCTGCTCAAATGCCGTATAGGCATCGTTCAGTGCCTGGGCAATGGGTGCAATTTCAACTAGCTGGATCGATCCCGATAGTCCATTCTTCTCGGCGAATGCACCCCAATTTTTTACCGGCAATAGTTCTGTATTTCCGCCTTCCTTGAACAGCCTGGCCAGCTCCGGAATGGACGAATCATAGACGCCGAATATTTTTAGCGCCTTAATCAGTCCATCTATCCGGTCTGAGAGAATATCTAATTGTGTGGCCTGGTCCTGGTACAACGTGAAGTCTGGAACCGGAACCAGCGAGTCATTGGTTAGAGTGGCGTAAAGCGGACGCGGGCATGGGAAAAAACCCTCTAAATCGAGTGGATCGTCCTTCTCATCTACAAACTTACCGAGTGATTTTGAGAGCCAGAACACGCTCCCGGCTTCCTTGTCCCATATCTCTATAATCAGGGCGCGTTTGTCCACCCCGTCCGGATCGGTATTCTTGGTCTCGGTTGGCGAAGCATCTAATGGGATACGATCCGCATCATCCCCGAATCGCTCCTGCAATGCCTGGCGGGTCAGATAGACCTTTCTCCAGACAATCGAGACTTCTTCCCACGTCCGAGCAACCGAATGACCAAAATCTTTCCAGTGTACGTAATCGGTCGGAGCGGCCTCAAAATCAAGTTTCTCAGAGATAGGATTATCGGCCTCAACATCTTCCGTGATCTCGGTTTCAACGTCCGATTGGGTGAATGTTGGCTCATAACGTACCCATGCAATCCCCCTCCCACCCAGAAAACGGTCATAGACAGACTGACGGAGGGTCTGCTTGTAGTCCGAGTAATGCTCAATTTCAAACTCCAGCGCCCGCTCCAGAATCAGGCACGCTACCCGCCCAACCGGGTCATTGTCTCGGTGCAGTCGAGAAACATCGGGCTGCGGAATCCTTGCGAATGTCGACGCCTTGAGGGTCTGGACATTCGACCACAACACGTTAAATCGTGATCCGTCCGAATCACGAATATTCCTGGACTCGTCCTTGTAACGGTCCATGATCTTCTTAACGCGACCCTCCCATTTCCTGAACTCGCGCTCGTATTGGGAGATGTGGTTGAGGTAATACTCAACCGACTTGGGTAGTACAACGTCAGTCATTAGGCCGTAAATACCGTCACGTTAGTCGTACCACCAATCACAACGTAACAGCCATAACCCAGTCCGGCAGGAACCGAATAAAACTGGCCTGCGGTCAGTGCAATGGTTCCGGTAACAGGCAATGATGTTGTGGTTGTGGCCGAGTCATAAATAGCAATGGTGCCGCTCGTGGATGTCGAACAAAAAACACCGGCCAGCGTGCATGAAACGTTCGAAACGTTCGCGCTCGCAGAGATATTGCGGTAACTGTAGCCGTTTTGGTTGATGCCTGGCATATCAAATCCTCGTGTTAGTTATCCGCCGTTGGGAGGCGTACATTTCATCCAGTGTCACGGTGTTGGCGCCTACTACGATGCCGCGTATTGGGTCATCTGGTGCTTTAGGCTTTTGTTCTTCTCGCCATGCCACTGCTAGATACCTCAAGGCATCTGAGGCATGCGAGGTCCAATCGTGACGTGGTTTATCTTTGAACGCCTTCTTGTCCTCGTCCCATTCTCGCTGGTATTGCTTGATGGCCTCTATGCCGTCCATACAATTGGCAGAGTCAATCCAGATACGAGGAAACGCAGCACGGGCTGCTTGGATTCCGTCCAGCATGTCAAGATGTGGCGTAATCGACAGGTGCTTATGGCCAAGGTAGTTCGAGAGTTGTTCAATGATCGATTTTCCTCCGGAGGCAAGCGTCTTTGCTCTCGCGTCATGAGGCAGGTAGTGCGTTCCGTATTTGTATGGCTTTCCGGAAACTACGTTTCCATAGTGCTCTATGTCTCGACCCGATGCGGCGTAATAGTCGATTATGTGTATTTCTCCGCCGATGACCTGGTAGTACCATATCGCCGTATCGTCAGAGTATCCAAGGTCCCAC